CTGGCCGAGTACGCCCTCGTGCTGACGCTGGTCGCGATCGTGGCGATCGTCGGCGTGGTCCTGCTGGGATCCCAGCTGAGCTCCACTCTCAGCGGCATCGGCGCGTCGATCTCGCCGTGAGACGTGGACACGCTGCGGGCCTTCTGCCAGCCACCACCACTCCGCGAGGAGGCGTGGCGGTTCGAGCGGGACGGCTTCGACGAGCGCCAGGCGGCGACGCTGGTCGCCCTCGAGCACGGCCTCCGGCCGGCCAGGGAGGGCTGGACGCTCGTCGAGCTCGCCCGCCTGCTCTTCCTGCGGGCGACCGTCGAGCGCTGGCGCTGACATGGCCAGCCCCGAATACCACGCCGCCTGGCGACGGGCCCACCGTGACGTCGAGAACGCCCGGAAGCGCAGAGCGCGAGCACAGCCCGGCTGGCGTGCCGCGCATGAGCCCGACCGGAGGACGAGAGCGCATCGGCGCGTCGGTCCTCGACGATCCCGGGCTCAGGCGATCGTCCCGATTCCCCCGAGTTATTCGGGTCACGACCTGTATGCCGTTGCAGAGCGGCACGTGGGGCCGCGCCCGAGCTGGTGCGTGGAGGCATGGGAGGATGCGATGGGAACGGTAGTCGAGGCCCTGGTCGAGGGCAGTGATCCACGAGCGGCGCTCGATCGCGCTCGGCTGAGCGATCGGCAGCGACTCCAACGGCGCGCGCCTCTCCTCGGGGACTGGGCGTCATGACGTACCGACCGGGCTTCGTCCGCCAGGGCGACGGCAGCTCTGCCCAGTGGGACAACTGCGCCGCGGCGACCGGCGCCATGGACCTCGACCGCGACACGCGCGGGGCGCAGCGGACGACCGGGGCCAAGGTCCGCCAGCTGACCGGGACGACGTCGGGCGGCCTGACGCTCCCCCAGATCGACGCGGCGCTGGTCCGGGGGTTCGGGCCACGCGACCACCTCGACGTCCGGCCCAAGCTCGCGTGGGACCAGGCGATGGCGCACATCAGGGCGGGCCAGGGCGCCGAGGTCTACTTCTCGTACCGGCCGTTTGTCGGGACCCCGTACGACTGCTTCTCGGGCCGGTTCGCGGGGATCCACGCCGCCTGGGCGAACGAGCTGAGCGCCGACGGCACCAAGCTCTACTGGGGCGATCCGGGCGCCGACGGGCGCCGGAGCGACGTCCCCAGGGGCTTCCTGTGGGTACCCGTGTCGCTCGTCCGCTCGGCGGCCGGGCTCTACGTCGGTGCCGGCTACGTCCAGCTCGGCCTCTCGCGCGACACGGAGCCGTCCTACCGGCTGCACCTGAACGTCGGGACGCGGTTCCGACGCTACTTCCTCTCGGGCGGGCGGATCACGCGCTCCGTCGCCGACCGGACGGCCGGCGGGTTCGGGAGCACCTGCACGGCGCCCCGCCTGTTCCGCTTCTCGGACGCTGTCCAGGCGCGGAGGCGGGCGGCGGGGTTGGCCCCGCTGTCGCCGCGCTCGCTGGTCCGCGTGACCAACCCCAAGAGCAGCCGATACGGCTGGTGGATCGCCTCGAAGTACGCGGTCCCGATCGCAGGCACAGGAGGTTGACGTGAGCGACGACAACGAGGACGAGCGGCCCGACGAGGTCGACGACGAGGGCGAGGGCGAGGCCGACGAGGACGTGCCGTTCGCGCCGACCGAGATCCCCGACCCGGGCGAGGCGGACCCGGAGCCCGTCCCCGAGACGGACCGGGAGGAGTAGCAGGAGGTTGAACATGCGACGAACCGGACTCAGGCTGGCGGCGCTGGCGGCGCTGCTCTTCGCGCTCCCGATGGCTGTCCTGGCGGGCAGCCCGCACCAGGTCCACGACGTCACGATCACGATCTCGGGCGCCACGCTCACCGCGTCGGGCAAGGAGGCCGGACTCGGCGACGAGGACCAGGTCCACATCGTCCTGACCGCGACCGCGTCGTGCGTCAACCCGGGCAACAACAAGCCTCAGGCGGCCAACAAGGAGACACTCACCGCCGAGGGCGACTTCCCGGTCCAGAACGGCAAGGCCGACTTCACCCTCTCGGTGACGGCCACGTTCCAGCCCTCGTGCTCCCCGCCGATGACGGTCGAGTTCTCTGACGTCACGGTCGTGGACACGACCAACGGCATCCAGTTGTACCCGTGATGGGCAACTACTCGCTGACGGCCGTCTTCACGAAGGAGCCGGTCGTCATTGCCGGAGCCGTGCGCTCCATCCTCTTCGTCCTCGTCCTCCTGAGTCTCGTCACGCTCGACGAGAAACAGCTCGCCGGCATCGCGCTGGGCCTCGAGCTCGTGCTCGGTCTCTTCACCCGGGCCAACTCGACCTCGAGCTCGACCCCGACGCTGACCGAGGGGACCAAGGTGACGGTCGTCACGCCTGAGGGCGAGCCGAACCGGGTGGCGACGGTCTGATGCGCGGCAGCAAGATCCTCCTGCTCCTGGCGCTCCTGTGCTTCGTCGCCTCGTTCGTCGGCCTCGAGCTGGCGGGGCATCCGGCCTGGCTGGCCGGCCTGGCGCTCATGGCGGCCGCGGGCCTCGTCGAGTGACCGGAGAAGGGCCCGGTCCGTGACCGCGAGGACCTTCGATCCCGCGCGCGACTGTGGAGCCCGGAGCAAGCGCACCGGGCTCCCGTGCCGCAACGTCAAGGGGTTCCACACGGCGCACGTCGGCGCCGGCCACTGCTGGCTCCATGGCGGCGCGACCCCGAACGGCAAGCGCCAGGCCGCCCGTCAGATGGCCGAGCAGGCGATCGCGAAGCTCGGACTCCCGATCGGCTCGGGCGACCCGTTCATGCTCCTGACGAAGACGGTCCAGCACGCCGAGGGCCACCTCGAGGCGACGGCCCACCTGCTGCAGGAGGCGGCCGCGAAGGTCGAGGCGTTCTCGTCCGTCAAGGAGCCCGACGAGCGCCTCCGTGGCCAGGCGGTCCTCGAGCTCGTCGAGACGGCCAAGCTCTATGCCGCGGCGATCCGCACCGGCGGCCTGACCGGCAAGGAGGCCGTCGACGCCGACGTCGCCGACCGGATGGTCGCCGTCGAGACGCGCCGGATCGAGCTCCTGCAGCTGGCGGTCCAGGCGACGCTCGACCGGATGGCCGTCGAGCCGGCCTGGCGGGAGAAGTTCCAGACCACCCTCGGGGAGGAGCTCCTCACGATCGCGGTCGCGCCGACCGCCGTGGCGGCGAGCAATTGACCGATGGCCGAGGTGCAGTGCTTCTGGATCGAGCCGATCGATCGCGTGGCGCGCTCCCTCCGGCGATACACGAAGATCCATGAGGCCGGCGCCTGGACCTGCGAGGCCGGATGGCACGAGGCGCGCGTCCCGATCGAGCCGCTCGACGAGGTGCCGAGCCGGCGTACGTACGACATCGCGGCCGACGAGCGCGCGACGAGCGGGGATCTCTGGCCCCACGATGATCCGCGCTGGCCGGCCGAATGCGGCCGCGGCTGCGGGTATCGGTTCGTCGAGGACGACGTCTGGCAGCTCTTCGTCAACCGGCTCTATCGTCGAGTCGACGGGACGCCGGCCGAGGTCGCGCTGAACGAGCCCGGCGCCGGTGCGATGTGGGACGCCTGGTGGTACCCGGTCGGGTGGGCGGGCGAGGACGGGATCCGGCTCGTCGTCCAGCTCCCGGACCGTGTGCCGTGGACCGTCGACGGTCCGAGCTCGTCGTGCACCGAGCAGGCGGCCAAGCGCCCGCATGACACGAGGACCGGGCATCGCTGCTGGACCCGGACCGGTGACCCGCGCGCCATCCCGCCGACGGTCTCGGCGACACCGTCGATCGCCTCGGGCGACCCGCAGACCTACCACGGATTCCTGACGAAGGGGAAGCTGGTGTCCGTGTGACCGAGCTCATCGAGATCGGCGAGCGGCGCACCCTCGAGCCGGTCGAGTACGCCAGGGACGAGCCCGTCCGGATCGTGGGCTACATCGAGCGGCACCCGCGTCCGGACAACGGCGAGCCGTGTCAGGGGTTCATCTGGGTCGACGCGACATCGTTGAGCCACGTCGGCGGCCCCGTCTGGACGGTCGAGCGGCAAGACCCGCTGTCCCTCAGCCCTTCGGTCAAGTGCCGAACCTGCGGCAATCATGGATACGTCCGTGACGGCCATTGGGTGCCGGCGTGAGCACCCTGTTCACCTACGCGGTCGAGGTCGTCGACGTGATCGACGGCGACACCGTCCACCTCGACATCGACGTCGGCTTCCACACCTGGCGGCGCGGCGAGCGGTACCGCCTGGCCCGCATCAACGCGCCGGAGATGTCCACGGTCGGCGGTCCCCTGTCGCGGGCGGCCCTCGCGGCCAAGCTCGAGGCTGCTGGCACGGTCATCGCCTCGACCAAGAAGGCGGACGCCTACGGCCGGTATCTCGTCGAGCTCATCGCCGACGGGGAGAACCTCAACGACTGGATGGTCGCCAACGGCTGGGCGGTGCCCTACCCATGATTGCCACCCCGTCCGCCGGCGACGCGGTCCTGACCGGTCTCGCCGACCGCTTGCTCGCCGGCCAGCGGGCCCGGGCAGGGTTGTCGCGTCCCGAGTTCGCGTCGCCCGAGCACGAGCGCTTCTTCGAGTCGACGGCGCCCGAGATCCTCGTGTCGGGCTGGATGGGCGCCGGCAAGAGCCGCGTGCTGTGCGAGAAGGCGTGGAGCCTGGCGCTGGCCTATCCCGGCGCCGAGCTCGGCATCTTCCGCAAGGTCCGGGCCAGCCTGGCCGCGACGACCGAGCGGACATTCTGGGAGGACGTCGCGGACCGGCGATACGTCGTCGGCCGCAACAAGACCGAGCACTGGGTCGATCTGGCCGTGCCCGGCACGAAGCCCTCGCGGATCTGGTTCCTCGGCCTCGATTCGGATCCGGAGACCGGCGTCGCCTCGAAGGCGGGATCGCTCAACCTCGACTGGGCCGGCGTCGACGAGGCGATCGAGCTCGAGGAAGCGGACTGGACGATGCTCCTCGGCCGCCTGCGGCGAACCCGGATCCCGTATCGCCAGCTCGCCGCGGTGACCAACCCGGGCGCCCCGACGCACTGGCTCAAGGGCCGCTTCACGCCGCCGTCGGCGGACCGGGCGTTCGTGACGATCGCCGAGAACCGTTTCCTGACCGACGACTACCGGGCGAAGATCGCGAGCCTGCCCGAGGGCGTCCACGCCGACCGCCTGGGCAAGGGCCTGTGGGTCGCCGCCGAGGGCACGATCTGGCTCCTGCCCGATGACCAGATCCGCGAGCCCGACCAGGAGACCTGGAAACGGACGGTCGGGGGGATCGACTGGGGCTTCATCCACGCGTTCGCCGCGGAGGTCCTCGCCGAATCCGGCACCGGCCGGCGCGCCGTGCTCGAGGAGATCTACACCCACGACGAGCTCCTCGAGGACCTCATCCCGGAGATCCTCGATGTCCAGCGCCGGCGCGGCGTCACGGTCTGGTACGCCGACCCCTCCGAGCCCGAGTACATCGCGGCCTGCCGCAAGAAGGGCATCCGGATCGAGCCGGCCACGAACGACGTCACGCCCGGGCTCACCTCGGTCGCGACCGCGATCAAGAAGGGCATGACGGTCAGCCCGTCCTGCACGGGCCTCCTGGCCGAGATCCCGGCGTACGTCTGGGAGCGATCGCGATCGACGGGGCGTCAGAGCGAGAAGCCGGTCAAGGTGAACGACCACGCCTGCGACGCGCTGCGGTACGCGAACATGGGCCTCGATCTCAACCGCGGAGGCCTTGTCGTCGCCGGTACTGTCGTGCACGGTCCACGCCGGGCGGAGCGGACGTACGTCGACCCGCGCGGCGCGGAAGCCTGAGAAGGAGACCGATCATGGGAGCGAACCGCTGGGTCCGGAGCGAGGTGACGCAGCAGTGGCACCTCGTCGACTACGACCTGACCCGCGTCCAGGCCGAGTCGGGCCAGATCGCCGAGGGCGAGTCGCGCGCGATGTGCGGCCGCCTCCTGCCCGCCGGCGCCACGCGCTCCGACGGGCCCGCCCACGACGAGAAGCCGTGCGATACGTGTCGCCGACTGCGTGACCTGTCGATCCAGCCCGAGGAGGTCGCGACTTCATGACCGAGGCCTTCCGGGCCCTCCGCTACGAGCATCGCGACGCCGGGAAGCCCTTGCCTGGCGTGCCCGTGACGGTCGTCGACTTCGTGCCGGTCGGCCTCGGGGGCTGGGTGGTGGCAGTCATCGTCGCTGCGAGCGGTGCGGTCTCCGCGTGCCCGCTTGATGAGCTCGAGTGCATCGAGCCCGCGTTCCTCGGCCTGCGCCCACACGAGCACGAGTGGACGACGAAGATCGAGCTCGAGGGCAACCGGGCCCACAACGTGAAGGTCTGCACGGCGCCCGGGTGCGGTGCCCGGCTCGACCCGCGCGAGGCGATCGCTCGATGAGCCAGACGCCCGACGCGGCCGCCCGCGCGTTCATGTCGGCCTGGAAGGCGCGCCGCTGGACGGGCATGCACTCCGCGCTGCAGGTCCGCCGGCGTTCCCGCGTCGACCGCAACCGCCTCGAGGCGCTCTTCGGCAGCAAGGCGCTCCTGACCTGGTCGATCGTGGCGTCCACCGAGAAGGCGCCGGCGCTCGTCGAGGTCCGCGTCGCGGTCCTCTACCGGATCGGCGCCGCGCGCTTCCGGCGGAACGTGCTCCTGAACGTCATCCGCGAGGACCGGGCCGGCATGCCCGCCCCGCCGGATGTGGGCCCGGGCGAATGGGGCGTCAACGAGATCTCGGCGCTCCGAGAGGAGAGCGTCCCATGATCGAGCCCGTCGCCGAGAGCCTGCCCAGCACCGACGGCCGGGTGCCGCGGATGCTGACGGTCGTCATCAAGGCCGCCGCCGTCACGCCCGAGAGCCGCCAGATCGAGGACCCGTTCATCACGATGTACGCCGAGGGCATGGCGATCGCCCCGCCGCTCGAGCCGGAGCGCCTCCTCGTCCTGGCGGAGGAGGCCGCCGCGGCGCACGGCGCCTGCCTGGAGGCGAAGGCCGACGACACGGTCGGCCGCGGCTGGCGCCTCGAGGCGACCAAGACGCCCGACGAGGGGGAGGCGCCCGACGACGAGGCGAAGACGACGGAGATCGCCGACCTCCTCGAGTCGCTGACCCCCGAGTTCACGTTCCAGGAGCTGCTCGGCCAGGCGACCTGGGAGCGCGAGGCGATCGGCTGGTCGGGATGGGAGATCGTGCCGTCAGGCAACGATCCGGTCGGCGCGATCTACCCGATGCGCGCCCATGAGATCCGGGCAACGAAGACGACCAACGTCTGGGTCCAGATCGTCGGCGCCGTGACGAAATACTTCGGCCGATTCGGCACGGACGTCAAGGTCAACGGCCGGACCGGCGCGCTCGACGGCGAGGACCAGCAGGTCGGCGGCGGCCGCCGCCGGCGGCGGCGGAACGGGGTCTCGGTCGACGACCTGGCCACCAACCTGCTCCTGTTCCGGGGATACTCGAGCCGCACCCGCCAGTACGCGATCCCGCGCTGGACGCCGGTCATCCCGGCGCTCGCCGAGCTGACGGCGATCCGCGAGTTCAACGTGAGCTTCTTCGGCTCGGGCGGCACGGTCGACCGGATCGTATTCGTGAAGTCGGGCTCGATCGACGAGAGCAAGCTCATCGCCGACGACATCCGCAAGCAGGTCGAGGAGAACGCCGGCAAGCAGCACGTCTCGATCTTCACCGGCGGCGGTCCCGACTCCGACGTCATCGTCAAGTTCCTCGTGCCCGGCGCCGAATCGGGCCGGCGCGACGGCAGCTTCGGCGGACGCCGCGGCGAGCTCGTCGAGGAGGTCCTCATGGGCCACAAGGTGCCGCCCTACCGGGTGTCGCGGGCCATCACCGGCGCGCTCGGCGGAGCGCCGACCCGGGAGATGCTCCACACGTACCGGATCGGCACGATCGAGCCGGCCCAGACGATCCTCGAGTCCCGCCTGAACCAGACGATCTTCGGCAAGCCCGGCCTCAACCTGCCCGGGTATCGCTGGGTGCTCGAGGATCTCGACTGGGACGAGACCGAGCTCGACCTCTCGATCGCTCGCGACCTGGTCGATCGGGCGATCGCCACGCCCAACGACGGCCGCGACATCACGGGCCTTGGCCGCATGGATGATCATCCAGAGCTCGACGCGTTCTACTACCGCGGGATCCCGCTCGGGCAGATGCCGCCGGCGGGGCCCGGCTCGCCGGCCCGCGAGCTCGCCAGCTTCGCCCAGTTCCGCGAGGAGGTCGAGGACGCGCTCCGCGCCGCGACGTCGGACAACGGGCACCGGTACGTCACGCCGGCGGAGGCCACCGCGCTCGTCGCCCAGGAGCTCGGTCGGTGATCCCCAAGCCCCGCGGCAGTATCCGCGGCGAGAAGCTGTCGCCGACCGAGGAACAGACGCTCCGACTAGCCGCCCTCGGTTATGGCAACAAAACCGTCGCCCACATCCGGGGGATCAGCGAGAACACGGTCAAGAACATGCTCTCGCGCGTCTATTTCAAGCTCGGCGTCCACGGCCTCGTCGAGGCGATGCATCGGCTCGGCTGGATCATCATCCCCGACGAGGAGTCCCTCAAGACGCGGCCCTCGACGCTGCCGCTGCTGCCCGAGGTGCGGACCGAGCTCGCTCACGAGGCGGTCAAACTCACGGCCTACGCGGAGGCCGCGAGCGAGGCAGCGCGCATTCTCGAGCGGGCGGCCGACAAAGTCGTCGACGAACAGGCCGCGATGCTCGAAGTGATCGAGGGCAACGAGCGTGTACGCGCCGAGGCGGAGGCCATGGGGTGAAGGGCCTCAAGCTCCGGATCCGGCGCTCCTGGCGAACGAGCCACCCGCGGTACCTCCACGTCCGGGCTGGCTGGCGGACGCGCAAGCGGGCGGCGAGGTCGGTCCGCGCTTCGCGCGAAACATCCCCGCCGGCGGCGCCATTCCTCGCGCCCGCCCTGGCCGCCCATCGACCCGAGATCCTGGCACGGATCCGGGCGGCCGTCGATGTCGCCGCCGCGGCGCGCGTGCCGAAGGTTCGGCCCGCCCGGGTGGAGGGCCTGACCGAGGCGCTGCGGGCATACTTCCGGGCGTTCGCGGCCGACGTCGTGCCGGAGCTCCGCAAGGCGGACGAGTTCGACCCGGGCCTGCCGGCCAGCCGCTTCGCCCTGCCCGACGATCTCTGGGAGCGCCAGGCCAGCGCGCTCACCGCGGTGCTCGCGGAGTGGTACGCAGAGATCGGCGCCGACGCCTTCGGAGACGTCTCCGCCCTCCTGGACGTCAGCCTCGACTACGCCCTGCCCTCGGCCGACGTCACCCGCCAGATCGGCCAGCAGGTCCAGCTCATCACCGAGGCCAGCCGGCGCGACCTGCAGGGCAAGATCGAGGACGCGGTCGCCCGCGGGTATTCGATCGAGCAGCTCGTCGCCGGCGTCGAGGATGACGGCTTCGTGGGCCTGCGCGACCTGGTCGACGACTGGCAGCGCGCCGCGCCGGTCTTCACGACGATCGACCGGGCGAAGCTCATCGCCCTCACCGAGTCGGCGAACGCGTACAACCTGGCCAGCCTCGACGGGTACCGGACGTCGGGCATCGTCGAGATGGTGAACGTGTACGACGGCGGGTCCTGCGGGTGGACCTCGCACACCGATCCGGACACCGCGCACGGATCCCGCCGAACGCTCGCCGAGGCGGGCGCCCACCCGATCGCCCATCCCCATTGCCAGCGGGCATTCGGCCCGATCGTCCTGGGGCCCGTCCTGCAGCCCGTCGGTCCGCCACAGGTCGGCCCGCAGCCCGGCCCGGAGGGGTGAGCGCGCCATGCCGTACGAGGCTCGCAAGTCCGACGCCTGCCCGTCGTCGCGCCCCTGGGGCGTGTTCCGCGTCGGCGATTCGGATCCGCGGGGATGCCACTCCACCGAGGACGACGCGAAGGCGCAGATGGCCGCCCTGTACAGCATCGAGAAGCGAGGAGATCCGATGACGGCGACGCTCGAGCCCCGGTCGATCACCCGCCAGTTCCGGGACCTCCTCCGCTCGATGGTACGCAAGCAGCAGGACCACGCCGGCGTCATCATCGGCCTGTTCCTGCCGCCCGACGTCGCCGCCCAGATCGCGGTGCCAGGCGGCGAGGCGGCGGCGGATCTCCACCTCACGCTCAAGTTCCTCGCGGCCGACGGCCAGGCCGTGCCCGCCCAGGTCGTCGAGGGCTGGGCGACCCGCGTCGCCGAGCTCGCGGAGCATCGCGGGATCCTCGTCGGACGGATCACCGGGGTCGGCCGCTTCAACGGGGACGCGGCCGACGGCCAGGCCGTGACATATGCGACGGTCGACCTGGCGGGCCTGGCCGACCTCGCCCGCGAGGCTGCCTGGTGCGATACCTATCCGCCCGCCTCGGGCTGGGTCGGCGGCGTCCGGATCGGGCCCGACGGCCAGGTGATCGAAGAGCACGACTTCGCCCCGCACATCACCCTCGCCTACGGGGACGTCGAGCTCCCCGAGGTTCCGACGATTCCGCTCCGGATCGACCGCCTGACGCTCGCCGTCGGCGCGGAGCGGCGCGACTACCTGTTCGCTGGCGCCGACACCGCGGATCCGCTCGCCAAGGCCGCCTGGTCGACGGCATTCATCAACGACCTGCCCGACTCGGACTTCGCCTACGTCGCTCCCGGCGGCAAGAAGGACGACGAGGGCAAGACGACCCCGCGATCGCTGCGGCACCTGCCCTACAAGGATCACGGCAAGCTCGACGCGGCACATGTCCGGAACGGGCTGGCCCGCGTCGACCAGGCCGACATCCCGGAGGCGGCGAAGGCCTCGGCCCGCAAGAAGCTCGAGTCCGCCCTGGCCCAGCTGAACAAGGCCGACGAGCAGCGGGCCGAGACGGTGGCCAAGGCGATCGCCGGGATGGGGATCAGCGGCGCCGTCGAGATCGCGCCGCTGCGCTCGGTCCTCGACGGCCGGCTGTGGATGGTCCGCGCCGACGGCCTGCCGTACGCGGCCGCGCTCGAGCGCGACGATTCGATCGAGGTCCGTGCCGTCGCGAAGGCCTCCGACGTCGAGCGGGCGTTCGATCCGCCGACGGTCGGGCGATATGCCGTCGTCAAGGCCGACGCGGAGCGGAAGTACACGCTCGGCGTGGCCTACCCGGCGTCGGCCCTGCGCAAGCCCAGCAAGGATGCTCACGGAGACTTCGCGACCGCCGACGAGCTCGAGGGCGCGGCCTGGGACTACATGCGCCGCCTGCGCAAGGCGACCGACGAGGGGCTGCCCGGGATCCAGCACGCCGAGGGCTCGGGCGGCGCCGGCGAGCCGGTCGAGAGCTACATCTACCGCGGCCCTCGCTGGAAGGTCGCCGACCAGGTCGTCGAGCCCGGCGACTGGATGCTCGGGGTCATCTGGAGCGATGACGCGTGGCAGTTGATCAAGTCCGGCAAGCTGACCGGGTATTCGATCCAGGGCACCGCGCTCCGCGCGCGGTGACCGAGCTCCGCTGCCCGGGCGGAGGACCCGTACGCCCGATCGGGCGGTGCGGCCGGCTGCTCCTCGTCTTCGATCGAGGGGGCGGCCCGGTCGCGGTCACCGTCAAGTGCCCCCGCTGTCACCAGGTGGTCGAGACCGTCCTGGGGGGCTTGCGCCCGTTCCTATCATCCCCGGCAACGTAGGGAGCGACGATGGCTGGCAAGTCGGACTACCTCGAGAACCGGCTCCTCGATCACATCCTGGGAGGTGTCGCCTCGAGCGCCCCGGCGACCGTCTACGTCGGCCTCGTCACGACGCTGCCAAACGATGCGAGCACATCCGGCTCGCTCTCGCCGGGCGTCGAGGTCACCGGCGGCTCCTATGCCCGGGTCGCCGTCACGAACAACGCGACCAACTGGCCGGCAGCCTCGGCCGGAGCCAAGAGCAACGGGACGGCGATCACCTTCCCGGCGCCGACCGCCAACTGGGGCGTCATCGTCGGCTTCTTCATCGCCGACGTCGCATCAGGTGCCGGCAACATCCTGTACTGGGGCGCGATCACCCCGAACAAGACGGTCAACAATAACGACCCGGCGCCCTCGTTCGCGATCGGCGACCTGGACGTCACCGAGGACTAGGAGAGCCGAGATGCTCGTCAGCGTCGACGTCGAGAATCCCCGGACCCAGGAGGCGATGGGGACCCAGATCGAGGTCACCGAGCTCAAGGAGATCTTCTCGTTCTCCGAGCGGCCCGAGCTCGACTACGTGGTGACCGAGGGTGGCGACTACACGGTCACGATCACCCTGCCCGGGACCGGCCCTGCCGAATGACCGATCGCGCCTAGTCCTTCGGCGCGGGGATTAGGCGATGGCACTCCCAACCTACGTCGGCTCGAGCACCCTGGCTTCCGGCACGGGAGCGATCACTCCGGGGATCCACGCCTCGACGGCCGTCGACGACATCATGATCCTGGTCGTCGAGTCCGAGAACGAGGCGATCTCGCTCTCGTCGGCACAGGGATTCGTCGAAGGGCCGGATTCGCCGCAGAGCGCCGGCACCGCGGCCACGAGCCCGGCGTCACGGCTGGCCTGGTACTGGAAGCGCGCGACCGTGTCGGGCGGCGGCACGGCCCCGACGATCGCCGATCCTGGCGATCACGTGACCGCGGCCATCCACACGTTCCGCGGTTGCATCGCGACCGGCGATCCGTGGGACGTCACGGCCGGCGGGAACGACGGCGGCGTCAACGACACGACCGCCTCGATTCCCGGCGACACGACGACCGTCGCCAACTGCCTGATCGTCCTGTTGTGCTCGACGAGCAACAACGCGACGAGCACCACCAACTTCTCGGGCTGGACGAACGCGGACCTGGCGAACCTCACCGAGCGCTTCGACAGCTCGAACACGGCCGGACTCGGCGGCGGGCACGGCATGGCGACGGGCGAGAAGGCGACGGCGGGTGTCTACGGCGCAACGACGGTCACCCTCTCGGCGACGTCGTTCAAGGGCTGCGTCTCGATCGCTCTGAAGCCGGTCGCTGCCGACACGGCGCTCGTCGGGTCGAGCGCGGGGATCGCCACGGCCGCCGGAATCCTCGCGACGTCGATCACTCTGGCAGGCTCGACTGCGGGCGTTGCCACGGCCGCTGGCGTTCTCACGACGCAGATCAAGCTGGCTGGCGCGTCGGCTGGCGCTGCGACCGCCTCGGGACTTCTGACTACCCAGATCACACTCGCCGGCTCGGCCGCGGGCGTTGCCTCGATCGCGGGAGCGCTCACGACGGGGATCCCACTGGCTGGCGCAAGCGCCGGCGTGGCAAGTGCCGCCGGCGTCCTGACCAACGCGCCGATCCTCTTCACGGGATCGAGCGCCGGGTCGTCCTCAGCCGCCGGTGCCCTGACGACGTCGATCGCGCTCGTTGGCTCCTCCGCCGGAGCGGGTGCCGCGTCTGCGGCTCTCACGACGGCGATCAGGTTCGCGGGCAGCGCGGCGGGCGTCTCCGACGCGGGCGGAGCGCTGACGACCGCGATTCGCCTGGCCGGCGTTTCGGCCGGCTCCTCGAGCGCGGCAGGTATCCTGCCCACGGCGGGCGACACCGCGCTCGCGGGCGCGTCGGCCGGTGGATCCGGAGCAGCCGGCGTCCTGTCGACGAGCATCGCCCTCGTGGGCCAGACGGACGGTCTCTCCGCGGGGGTCGCGTCTCTCGAGACGGCGATCGCCCTGGCGGGTGCTGCGGCAGGCGCCTCGAGCGCGCTCGCCGCGCTGGCCACCGCGATCGCGCTGGCCGGATCGAGCGCCGGATCGTCCGCAGCTGCGGGAATCCTGACGGACGAGGGGGAAGAGGGCCCGCTCATGGCCGTCGGCGGCACCCTGACGGCCGCGGGTACGATCCACGGCGGCTCGATCGAGCGCGCCGCTGCCATCGCCGGCACGATCAACGTCGGGGCGATCATCGGCACCATCACCGGAGGCTGAACGGCATGGACATCTCGATCCCGCACGGCGACAAACGGACGTTCGCGATCGCGATTACGTCCGGGGGCACTCCCCTGCCGCTCACCGGTGGCAAGACTCTCCGCTTCCAGGCGAAGCGGACGCACGACCAGGTCACGGCGCTCATCGCCAAGGCGACCGGGTCGGGCATCACCCACGATCCCGACCAGGGCGCCAACCCGGGGAAGGCGACGCTCGCTCTCGACCCG